CCACCATGGCACTGCGCGTTAAACACGGAGAGGTCAGCACGAAACTGTGTCAGCATGGCTGTAAACAGCGCAGGTTGCTGTGCGTGGGTGGCGGCGCTCATGTCAAACTCTCCCTGCATCCAGCACACCGCCAGCAACACATTTTTCGGGTTCTTCTGTAATGCAGCTTTAGTGCGCGCAATCAGGTCCTGATATAACGGTTTACCCACACCCCAGCGTGCCGAATCCTGGCTGGCCCCCGTGTCCGCACTGAATGTCCCCTCCGCGCCCTGGGTGAATGCCGAACCACCACGACAGCATGGTACCAGCAGGATCCCCGCGTTATTCGGGATATACGGGAGCAGTTTTTTGGCAATATGTAACCCCTGGCCGACACAGCCGTACTGCCCTTTGCTCAGGTCTGCCTTCGGATGATTCAGCGTACTCATATCCTGCACATCATGCAGGCAGTGGTCGGCCGGAATAATATCGTTATATCTGCAGGCAGCCCCACCCGGCGTCACTGTACTGCGGCGCGCCAGCTGTTTAATGCGCGGATCCGGAGCATCGTATGAATCCGGCAGCGGAAGCCCTTCACCGTAAGCCATGGCATTGGACTGCCCGGCCAGTACGATGACGTAGTACCAATCCGGCTCAGTTGCACCACTGACCACCACATCACCTTCTGCTGTAATCGCCTGCATCAGGGTATAAGGGGTTATGGCCACCGGACTACCAAACGGCTGCCAGCCCTCTTTCAGTTTGTGTGTCAGCTTTTCCGCAAGGTCTGACGGCGACGCCGCCCTGACAACATCATAATGTTTAAATGTCATTATTCCTCCCGGCCGGGATAGTGTATTAAATCAGATATGGAGTGGGCTGTAGTCCGGAAGCCTGAATGACACACGGGGACTACAGCCCAAGAAATGAAAAAAGGCCACGCAGTTGCGCAGCCTGATAAACCCTGGTTAAAATCCACACGATAACAACACAACAATATCAGTATCTCATGCTATTGCCCGAACCCATTCGGGCATTTTTTACCCATAAAAAATGCCCCTCCGGAGAGGGGCATGTTTGCATGCACATTCTTTTTCTTGCATGGTGCCGGGTGCCTCCCGGTGAATTCAGTATCAGCACCTGAATCCGCGATTATCACATATACCTACTTGCTGATTGCCCCTCCGCACAGGGGGATTCACCATGCAGTAGTATTTTTAATAAACAGCAAATAAAAAAATCAAGCATTATGCAGGCTGTTTCTTTTTATCACCGGCTACAGCAATACCACAATGCCGCAGACCAGCACCCCATCCGCCAGCACCGACATGATTCTGCTGGTGAAATCCACCATCACCACCAGAAACAGCAGGAGTGCAGCCACAGCCAGGCGCAGTTTTACCGTCACAGGTGATTCTCCAGACGAAGACCCAGAACACCGGCAATCTCTTCCAGCACCTTGCGCTCTTCCGGCTCAATTTCGCCGTCTGCCTCCGCAATGGCCACCGCCACATCCAGCACATCTTCCGCTTCACGCGTATCGTGTTTCACATCTTCAATTTCACGCAATGCCGCTCGACGACCAGTTTTAAAGTTCGTATCCAGCTGACCGATAATGGTTGCGCTAATCGCATTAATTTCTGACGTAAACGCGGACAACGCAGGCTGGTTACGCAAGACCTGCTCGATCTTCGCTTTCTCTGAAGCCTCACATTCACCATCTGCATAGGCCACCAGATAGGCAGCATTAATAACCGCCTGTGCCAGATCACGTTTCTCAAACTTTTTAATTTCCACTGCCGCTCGGCGGGCTTTTTTACCAAAAATACAAACATCGTGACGTTCCTTTGGGTGGGTGAGCCAACGCCCGGGAGCGATCTGCCCACAGAGAAAGTCACACTGACCACTCCGTAAGCTCACCCCCGAAAGGCTCTGTGGTTGATATGCGCCGGGCGTGGCGCAGATACAAAAAAGGCCCGCCGAAGCGAGCCTGGAAAATAAGTGTGGTGCGTTGTACTGGATTCGAACCAGTGACCGATTGCTTAGAAGGCAATTGCTCTGTCCGACTGAGCTAACAACGCATGATGCTGATAATGGACCGCCATCGGGGACTTGAACCCCGCACAGCCAGCTTCGAAGGCTGACGCTCTATCCCGATGAGCTAATGGCGGTATGTGATGGTGGCCCTTGCTGGATTTGAACCAGCGACCTGGCGATTATGAGTCGCTCGCTCTCACCACTGAGCTAAAGGGCCGGGCGCAGGATAATAACGGTACGTAACTAATTCTGCAATATCATCCGTTCTGACTGACTACATTCTGAACTTCCCTGACCGTCTGCTCAAAACGCCCGCTCTCCAGCTCAACGCCAATTGCACGACGCCCTAGCGCCATTGCTGCTTTGACGCTACGGACATAAAAAAGCCAGCCACTGGGGGAGGCTGGCAAACTCGTAGAGCAAAATGCTGTTACGCAAACTTCGTTACAGGGTTATCCTGCAATACTTAAAATATACAATATTTAGAAAACTAATAGTGCTATATGCGATTTTTAAGATTTTGTTATTAATTACGGTCGCACCTTCCTTTCTGTGTACTTTCCGTATAGCTCACAGGATTCGGGGTACAAAAAAACCCGCGCATCGGCGGGTTCGACTGCGTGGCAATGTAACCACTCTTATCATGATATGCAGATTTTTACGATCGTAAACTATTTTTTCGCTGATAAAATACAGAGGTTCTCCCTCCCGGCAATTCACGCTCAACATACCGATCCATCTCAAGCCTCACTCCCAGCATCATCAGCATGCCTTCAACAATCCCCTCCGCTTTGTGAAGGCGTTTACCTATACAGGTGTCAGAGCACCCATGTTTCCGTGCCAACGCCATGAACGTCTCCCCCAACACGTAATAATCAACCAGCAAGTCATGCAGATCGCGATTGTTCCGGTACGCGAATGAGTTTGGACATAAGCAACCAGAAACTGGTGTATGTCTTCCAAACGTAGCCATTTACGCGGCAGGCTACCGGAAATCAAAACAACTGACGGCGAGGTGACTTGTGTTGGTCGCCAGAAAATGAAATTAGGCAGCAAACCACTTATTTGAGGTGAGATATGACAAAATCATGGAGCGTACCTTTTCCTGAATCAGAAACTGAACATGATGGAATGCCTGTTTTCTGGAGATTCCAGGCGACAGTTGAAGAAGATGGGATAAAAATATTCGCACTTCAATATATAGCTTTTCATCAGACAGAGCATTATGCATGGTTGGTTCCTGCGCATTGGATTGTTAATTTTAAACCAGCACCAAATCAGTGGTTACAGGAATGGAAACAAAGGAGAAATAGATATGCAATTAAGAAAGTAGCAAAAAATGCAGAAAGATCTTTTGCATTCCCAACGAAGAAACTTGCCATTGAAAGTTTATTGCGCCGGAAGAAATACCATTTAATGAGAATCAAACAAGATTTGGCTGTTGTATCAACTCTTGTTGATGGTATGAAGAATATTGATACATCAACACCAGATATTGAATATAACTTTGGACACAACCAAGAAACAGAAAATTGGGTATTTTATTAGTACGAATAAGCACTGTGTATTCATTCCAACGAGTGAATACACGGAGCAATGTCGCTCGTAACTAAACAGGAGCCGACTTGTTCTGATTATTGGAAATCTTCTTTGCCCTCCAATGTGAGGGCGATTTTTTATCTGTGAGGATATGAACAGATGTCAAACATCAAAAAATACATCATTGATTACGACTGGAAAGCATCAATAGAAATTGAAATCGACCATGACGTAATGACAGAGGAAAAACTTCACCAGATTAATAATTTCTGGTCAGACTCTGAATACCGACTAAATAAACACGGCTCTGTATTAAATGCTGTATTAATCATGCTGGCGCAACATGCTCTGCTTATAGCAATTTCGAAAGACTTAAATGCATATGGTGTTGTGTGTGAGTTCGACTGGAATGATGGAAATGGTCAGGAAGGATGGCCTCCAATGGATGGTAGCGAAGGAATAAGAATTACCGATATCGATACATCAGGAATATTTGATTCAGATGATATGACTATCAAGGCCGCCTGAGTGCGGTTTTACCGCATACCAATAACGCTTCACTCGAGGCGTTTTTCGTTATGTATAAATAAGGAGCACACCATGCAATATGCCATTGCAGGGTGGCCTGTTGCTGGCTGCCCTTCCGAATCTTTACTTGAACGAATCACCCGTAAATTACGTGACGGATGGAAACGCCTTATCGACATACTTAATCAGCCAGGAGTCCCAAAAAATGGATCAAACACTTATGGCTATCCAGACTAAATTCACTATCGCCACTTTTATTGGCGATGAAAAGATGTTTCGTGAGGCCGTCGACGCTTATAAAAAATGGATATTAATACTGAAACTGAGATCAAGCAAAAGCATTCACTAACCCTCTTTCCTGTTTTCCTAATCAGCCCGGCATTTCGCGGGCGATATTTTCATAGCTATTTCAGGAGTTCAGCCATGAACGCTTATTACATTCAGGATCGTCTTGAGGCTCAGAGCTGGGCGCGTCACTACCAGCAGATCGCCCGTGAAGAGAAAGAGGCAGAACTGGCAGACGACATGGAAAAAGGCCTGCCCCAGCACCTGTTTGAATCGCTATGCTTCGATCATTTGCAACGCCACGGGGCCAGCAAAAAAGCCATTACCCGTGCGTTTGATGACGATGTTGAGTTTCAGGAGCGCATGGCAGAACACATCCGGTACATGGTTGAAACCATTGCTCACCACCAGGTTGATATTGATTCAGAGGTATAAAACGGATGAGTACAGCACTCGCAACGCTGGCAGGGAAGCTGGCTGAACGTGTCGGCATGGATTCTGTCGACCCACAGGAACTGATCACCACTCTTCGCCAGACGGCATTTAAAGGCGATGCCAGCGATGCGCAGTTCATCGCATTGTTGATCGTCGCCAACCAGTACGGCCTTAATCCGTGGACGAAAGAAATTTACGCCTTCCCTGACAAGCAGAACGGCATCGTTCCGGTGGTGGGCGTTGATGGCTGGTCCCGTATCATCAATGAAAACCAGCAGTTTGATGGCATGGACTTTGAGCAGGACAATGAATCCTGCACATGCCGGATTTACCGCAAGGACCGTAATCATCCGATCTGCGTTACCGAGTGGATGGATGAATGCCGCCGCGAACCATTCAAAACCCGCGAAGGCAGAGAAATCACGGGGCCGTGGCAGTCGCATCCCAAACGGATGTTACGGCATAAAGCCATGATTCAGTGTGCCCGTCTCGCCTTCGGATTTGCTGGTATCTATGACAAGGATGAAGCCGAGCGCATTGTCGAAAATACCGCATACACTGCAGAACGTCAGCCGGAACGCGACATCACTCCGGTTAACGATGAAACCATGCAGGAGATTAACACTCTGCTGATCGCCCTGGATAAAACATGGGATGACGACTTATTGCCGCTCTGTTCCCAGATATTTCGCCGCGACATTCGCGCATCGTCAGAACTGACACAGGCCGAAGCAGTGAGAGCTCTTGGATTCCTGAAACAGAAAGCCACTGAGCAGAAGGTGGCAGCATGACACCGGACATTATCCTGCAGCGTACCGGGATCGACGTGAGAGCAGTCGAACAGGGGGATGATGCGTGGCACAAATTACGACTCGGCGTCATCACCGCTTCAGAAGTTCACAACGTGATAGCAAAACCCCGCTCAGGAAAAAAGTGGCCTGACATGAAAATGTCCTACTTCCACACCCTGCTGGCTGAGGTTTGCACCGGTGCGGCTCCGGAAGTTAACGCTAAGGCTCTGGCCTGGGGAAAACAGTACGAGAACGACGCCAGAACCCTCTTTGAGTTCACTTCCGGCGTTAATGTTACTGAATCCCCGATCATCTATCGCGACGAAAGTATGCGCACCGCCTGCTCTCCCGATGGTTTATGCAGTGACGGCAACGGCCTTGAACTGAAATGCCCGTTTACCTCCCGGGATTTCATGAAATTCCGGCTCGGTGGTTTCGAGGCCATAAAATCGGCTTACCTGGCCCAGGTGCAGTACAGCATGTGGGTGACACGAAAAGATGCCTGGTACTTTGCCAACTATGACCCGCGTATGAAGCGTGAAGGCCTGCATTATGTCGTGGTTGAGCGGGA